ACCAGTTAGCTTGTTTACCGCAATCGAGTCTACAGCAATAGCATCTGCAGTAATAGCGCCTACATCAATAGCATCTGCAGTAATAGCATCTGCCGCAATATCACCAGCAATAATCTTACCTACGCGAAGTGTGTTCTCTGCTCGTAGATTTGAGTCATAACCAAGTGCGAAGTACTCGTCATTAACTGCTAGAGGACCAGTACTGTTTGTGCGAAGAACAAATCTTCCTGTACCTACAAACCTCCAAACAGTAGAAGTACCGAGATTGGTACCTCCTACAGAATCAAAACCTTCCTTAAGCCCCAGGAAGTTCTCTCTTGAGGCTTCGCTAAGATCGTGGCTCTTGTACAAAGTCCAGGCAGATCCTGACCAGTAATATGCGTTAATAATTGCAGACTCAATAGTTGCTATCTGATACCCTGAGAGAGTGTGAGGCAAACAGTATGTATCACCTGCAAAAGACCAAGGGAAGTGACTAGTTCCATCTCCGCCGGACCCATCACCATTATCAAAGGAGCCAAGTTTAGCTGTTGCATTTCTAATGTATCTCCAGTCAGTTTCAGACTGTCGATTTTGGCTTGTAGTTGTATCAGAGGGATTAAACTTATTTTCTAAGTATCCGTCATAAGTGAAGATCTCACGAGCCGCAGGTCGTACAATTGTGTGGTCGTTTCCTCCACTGTTTCTATAGATAACAATAGGAGCGTCTGCCTTAATCCACGTATATGTAGCAATATTGTTACTAGTAACTACAGTATGTTCTGTGACAGTGGTTGCAGGTACTGCTTTACTTATCCAACCTTCTACAATCTTCGCAGTGCCTGTGCCGGTGCCTGCACCTGTTGAATTAAACTGCGTACCTGCATTACTGTCTGCAGCTCCGATTGCTGTAAAGTCGGTATCTCCAGGAGTTACAATCTCATATCTATATCCTGCCTCTAAAGCTGTTGCCGCGTGCACCTTGTCAAACTCGTTGTGATCACTCCAATCAATCAGAGTACCTCCGGCAGATTTTGTTGGATTAGCACTGGTGTTTTTAAGAAGACGTACGGTAGTATCTCCGTACGGTGAGTAATAGAAGTAGTTCTGATTTGTACCACTTCCTGTCATTGTAGCAAACTCTGTACCCGTTTGAGCTAGGCTCGGAAGACTTCCTTGTGCAGCGTGCAATACCACAGGCTTGTTAGAATGTATAATATCACCTATAGCAGTGCTAAAGTTATTTCTCGTACCTTTTGTCTTGTTTAGCTGAACTACTTCGTCATTCTTATAAATAGTTGTACCGTCTTCGAGAGTACCATAGTAAACATCGCCACCTCTCATAGAGATTCTTGGTGAAGTCATAGCACCTCTAGCAACTGCTGTGTTTTCTACAGTATCAAGAACAGGCTGACCCCCAGCGAAGGAACCAACTTTTAGTTCACCAGTAACCTCAGCGCTTGTTGCTTTTAAGGCTCCCGCAGGGGTTACACTAAATTCTGCATTTGCGAAAGTCTCGTTGCCCAGATAAATACCGTTTGAGTCAGCTTTAAATACAGACTCTCCTGAACCGATTTGTAGATCCCCTCCAAAGGTACCTGAAGCACCTGTGATACTTCCTGAGAAAGTACCAGATGTAGCATTCAAGTTACCTGCCATATCTACTCGGAAAGGCGCACTCGCGAAAGTAGTATTACCAAGAGACAGTCCCTCTGAAGTAACTTTTAGAACGCTGCCATTTTCTCCTCCTAACTGAATAGGTGTGTCAGAAGTTCCGGCCACTGTAGACCCAGGGAGCCTGTAGAGATTACGCATTTGTGCATTTGAAATTGGATCATTAAAAAACTTAATCTCAGTAAACTGACCTATAAACTTATTTTGGGTTGCCGGAGCTTCTTCAACATTTACACCAAAAGCAATAGGGCGAGGATTTGCTGTAATTGGGGCATAGCCTGTTTTATTATATACCTCTTCTCCGTCTAGGAATACTTTAAAGTTAGTCCCGTCGTATACAATACCTGCGTGATGCCACTTGTTAAGAGTGATCGCATCCCCTAGGGTCGCGCCAGAGGGGCCGTTAACCCATATTATTAGGTTTTGTACGTCATCAGCAGCCTCATCCTGTTTCACTCCCATAGCCCAGTTATTGTTTTGATCTCTAGTAAGAAGCCTTGCGAAAGCGTTACCGCCACTAGAGGTAGACTTAAACCAATAACTAGCAGAGAAGCCTCCAGATTCGAGTGCATCGGCCTGTGTGTCTGACAAAAGTAACATGCCGTCATCGTTTACAAGGCTGTTACCAACAGGAGACTGTGTAGAAACAGTAGGAGCTGTTCCAACGACTTCTCCGTGCGCTCCTGCAACAGTTTCTGTTATATAATCACCATTAACACTATTAGAGGGCCAGTAGTATGCTAAGGCACTGTCGTCTGACTCTATAACTGTTTTGATGCTTGTATTTATAGTATTCAAAGGAGTATGTACAAAACCTCCACTATCCTTATGAATGCTGCTGATAATAACATCATTAACAGTATCTATTCTAATATTTGGTATTTTAATCGAGGCGTTAGATATCGAAAAGTTTGCGTGCGCTTTATCTAACTCTAGTAAGGTGTTGCTTTGTATACTAACCACTCTACCAAGCACGAGAGGATCGTTTCCTCCTCCTCCAGATACCAAATCGCCCACCTGTAGTTCAGTTGTAAATGAAGTGCCTGAACCTGTCATTACAGAAGCCCCTGCCGCTTTAGCTATAGTACCGCTTAAATCAGAGCCCCACCGATCTGTAGCATTGCCTGTTCCTGCATCATACCAATACTGCACTCCATGAGTCGTATCATTATAAAGCTTAACCAGCTTTAAGCGATCAGACGAATCTGAAGAATCTAAAAGAATATAGTATAGACTTGATTCAAAAACATTTCCGTCTCCTGGTGTAAAAGTAATTACCGGAAGGTCTGAGCAATCTTGTTGCCACAAAGCCGCTGTGGAAGAGTTGTTTGTAATAGTAAGAGCATTGCCTCCAGGCTTCATAGTGTAGGCATAATCTTCAAATTGATATAACCCCGAGAGATCTACGAAACTGCCTACATCTATGGTTCCTCCAACTAGCACACCATATGGATAGCGTTGGCCTTTAGCCGAGTATTTACCAACTCCTGTCGTAGTAATTAACGTTGGCTTAGATTTATTATCAAGAGTATTTATAGTTCTTAAAGCAAAGTTAATAGAGCCTTCAGGTACTCCAGAAAAAGAAGCACTTCTAGCATCCTTGCCAAATCTCATAGGAGAAGGAGTTCCTGGAAGATCATGATGAAGCTCATAACCTGACAGAAACTCATAGTAATTAGAAGCGCCTCCATCAAGTGTTGTTTGTGTGTTCCCTGTGGCAGGTGCATCAGATTCTGCAACAGTTATGGTAGTAGCTAGTGTAGCGGGAGGAGCCCAGAAGAGTTGTACTGTTTGTCCTGCCTGTTCACTGGAAGCGGATATAGTACTATAAAAGTTGGAAACTTTCGGTACAGCATCCGTGGAAGTAATTCTAGGTAATACAGGGTCTGCAATATACGTTGTGAAGTCTGTTTCAATGGCAGAAAACTTTTCATCGTAGTGTGCGACAGCAATTATCTCATAAGTGTTTTTGTCCGATTCAGTTACAGACAAAATCTTATAAGGCTGAGCGGAGCTTGCAACAGTTGCTCCACTATTATCTGTCTCTTCAAGTACCCATATGTGTGATTTAGTTACTGCCCCTGTGAAAGCTTCGCTAACAGTTAGTGCTTTTATATTTGAGCCTGCGCTAGTACTAACAGTTCTCTGTTCTACAGTAGTATAGTCTGACCATGTCAATAAAAGTGCATCTGTTCCGGTTTGTGTCGCTTTTGCATTTACAGAATCTGCTTCACTATTTATAAGTTGAAAAGTATAACTACCGTCTCCGTTACTATCTATATAGGCTCTTTTGATTAGGTCTCCTCGAACATAATCGACAGAGTTAATTGTAGCGCTCTCCTGTGCAAGAAAAGCAGAAGGCTCTATAAAAACTACGCTTAGCTTATAAGTAGAATTTGCATTTAAAGTAACAGGTGAGTCCAAGTTTACCGTATTATTTGTATATGAGATCTGTTGGTCATTGTATACACGCAAAGAAGACTGCAAGACTCCAGACCAAGGCTGTACAGAAGCATACTCGCCTGCAATAGCAGCGCCTTGTAGACCGTAGCCGCCTAAGTTAGAGCCTCCCCAGTTGTTTGATTCTACTCCTGACGCGTCTGTAGTTGTTGCATCTATTATAAGGCGCCCATCAATCCATAGACGTCCTCTACCTGGAGCCGTAGGGTAGGCCTCCCAAGTAACCGTATGAGATCCTCCGTCAAATTCCGGAATAGTGCTGATCGCTACCTTTTCACAAATTGCTAAAGTACTAGTAGCTTGTGTTGCAGCGTCGCCCTTGCTAAATCTATATACTAGCTGAGGCGCTCCACTATTCTCCAGCACGCCTACAAACATTCCTCGACCAGTGCCGCCTTTCTCAAATAAGCACTCATTCTGACTGAATGTGGCAGGCAGTACAACATCACAGGCCATAACAACAGGATCACTATAGTCAGCGTTAGCCAACCCTGTAGCTTGCTCAGCGATAATGCCTGCAGGGAATGTCTGAGATAGAGTAAGCCCCTTTTCCATGTTATTAGACAATCTGCCACTATACCTTACATTATTTTTATCTGCGTCTTGTACATTTACAACGTCTCCAGGGAATAAGTAAGCCCCGTTTAAGCCTGTTGCAAACTTTACCAACTCTGTCTGATTGGCGGCAGTCCATAGCTTCCATCTACCGTAACGAAGAGCCTGGCCCTGAGAGGCACAGCCAAATGCAGCAGCATCCTGGCTTATAATTTTACCTGTTTTAGCAATATTAGCCCTGTCTTCTACAAGTAGTGGCTCTAACTTATAATTGTTGTCCGGATTATTCCAGCTTACAACTACTTGATTAACCCTAGTTTTACTGCCAGTACCTTCATAGTAAAAGCTTCCATCTATAACATTACTTTTTGAAAAGTTGTATACCGGGCCGCTAGGCGCATCTTGTATAGCTGTTATTTGTCCATCTATAAAGTACAGTAGTGAGCGGAATGTGGTCATCATATCTTTTAAGATCTTGAATGCGTCAGCTTGCTTTGTAAGGAATATATTAGAAGTAAAACGAGGCTCATAGCCGCCCTTACCGTCTAGTACTAACTCATCGCAGTATCTACCTATTCTATACAGTTGATAAATGTCAATATCGCTCTTTGAAAGGAAATCTCCAAGCCCGTATCTATTGTTTACAAGTATATCATAAAACACCCAGGCAGGGTTATTTGTATACACCAAAGTATCTCGGAAAGAACCGTCCCAATCTTGATAATCGTTTTGAACTACGCCATTACTATCTCTAGTATAGACTGCCTGATTTGTCCCGTTCTCCTCTCTTGTTACATAGTTAGAAGGCACTCGTACCATAGCGCCTCTAAGATGGTAGGATCTTTTGGGCATATTTTGAAATTCTTTTGAACTGAAACTTACTTTTGCCATCGCCGAGTAAGGGTGGCTCAACTTCTCTTTAATTATAGCAGTTGTAGAGGATAAAGAAGCCAAGGTTTGGTTTGACCAATCCTTTTTTCTAATACCATTTTGATCATATCCATCATTCTGGTGATCTGTTTTTCTGCTGACTATAAATTTAAAGTCAGAGAGAGGCTGGTATTGGGCCATATCGACTACTATATTAAAAGATAAAGCATTTTTACTTTTGGCTTTATGACTTAAGTTATCATATAAGATAAAGCTCGCATCATAGTCACTCTCGCCGGGTCTTTTTATAGCAAGCTCAACCAAATACTTAGCAGCCGTGTGTTTCTCCTCACCGCCTCCGTCCATAGCATAAAGAGAGGGGTACTGCCAGGTTATACGAGCTTCGTCGATTTCTCGCAACTGTGAGGCGGTAAGATTAAAACCAGACGCTGCTCCTCCAATTAGCTCTTTAGGGGCTTGAGCGCCACTGCCTTGATCATCGCTATATCCTGTGGTCCACTCTATGGCACCTCCCGCACTGGGAGTGTTTGATATAGCTGTGGAACCTTCGCCGCCTTGTCCTGTAAAAGGGGTCTGATCTCTGGTACCTGCTCTGAACTGAGTTTGTACTCCTCCGTAAGTAGTCAGAAGAGTGTCTTGAACGTCGGCTATATCATTTTTCAGCCCTCCTGTAACATTAAAGCTGTAGCTGCCTGTAGTATCTGTCCAGGCAGTAGCAAGTGTTAGGGTTTTGTTGTTAATACTGGAAATTTCTCTGCTTCTATCGATAAATAATTTATAACTCCCAAGTGCTATTTCAAAACCTGAGTTGATCTTGGCACTTCCCGGCAAGAAGAGTGCACTTGATTTATTTCCACTACTTCCAGATTTAGTGTAGTGTAGCCAGCCCACTACAGGAATTCTAAGATCTTCGCTGTCTTTTGATGTTGGTACTAGGGTGACGGCTGCATAAGAAGCGGGGTTATATCTTTGGTGGGTGGTAGTGAAATAGTTGGCGAGTATTGAGCTTGCTCCTCCGTCTACATCCAATCGTCGAGTGTTTTTGGCAAAACCACGGCGGGATTCTCTGGAAACTGTAACCGCTATAGGGCCTGCTATTTCTTTTACTATTAGGTACTTCTTTCCTTCCGCCTCTAATATCAAGTCATCAGGCGCATTACTACTAAGTGTGGCGGTTGTAGATCCATTAGTAAGAGCCACAGTTATAGGCCCGTCTGCAGTGCTTAGAGTAGTTTCTGTATCCGGAACAGCTCTATCATCATTTAAGAAAATAGAGAAAGGCCCATCTACTAAACCCTGAATAGGTCCCTCACATATGAGGTCTGTTACAGTTAAGGTCTGTCGAGTCTGTCCCACCAGGCTCTGCCCATACATAATTGGGTTATCGTCGGGACCAGGGTTATAAAAATCTCCAGGTATGTTAATAGCGGGTAAGTCTTGGATAGGCATTAGATGAATTCCTCTTGTAATTCTGAATCTAGTATAGATATGTTATTGTTTGAATCAATGGTTACGTTATTATTACGATACACTCCGTTTATTACGTCCAAGCCTACGGGTCTGCCCGGCACTCTAAGCTCTCCATATAGTACCGGAACGGGGTCGCCCTCAATAATTGTTTGAGCAGACCCTTGATACATATAATTTGTGGGGCTGTCTGAATCCACTGCTGGATCAGGGGCCAGCAGCTGTCCTATGCCTTGCAGGGCTAAGTTAGCTGCAAGACTCATTCCCATCATCTGCATACCTGAAAAAGTAGCGGTCATGCCAGCAGACATAGTAGCACCGAAGCCTGTTGCTGCGCCGGGCGTTGCGGCTAGGAGTGTTGCACCTGCGGTATATACTACAAGTACTGCTAGAGCAATCGCGGCTAGAATCTTACCCATACCACTCTTGGAGCCTGCAGGTATAGCTGTAATGGTAACATCGCCCTCTTTTAAAGGAATTAGTAAGTCCTCCTCTGCTACTGACTCTCCTGCCATGTCAATTGTAAAGCCCACATTCTTATCAATAGAATCTAATAAGTATTGCTTGAACTCAGGTCTATTTGCGTTTATACACTTTAATATGCTTTGATGAGAGTCGGCATTTACATAAAAGACTTCTCCGAACTTCTCTTTAAGCTCTCCAGCTAAGGTAACTTTACGACGCATAACGATATACTCCAATTATATGTTTTTTCCAGAAAGGATAAATATTCTCTCTGCAAGATATTCTGTTTTGTGCGTGATGATATAATAAATCATCACCTAAATATACTCCACAATGGTTACCTACTGCGGATCTGATTGCAAAAATGATTAGGTCACCTTTTTGCATATTACCTTCAACTTTCTTAAAACCCCAAGTACTAATATAGTCTTCTGTAAAGTAATCTAAACCTTTTTCCCACCAGTCGTCTTCGAAAGGTATTCTTTTTGGTAAGTCAATTCCCTGGGCTTTATAGTAGTCTATGCCTGCCTCTAGACAATCCGAAACACCGAACTCATAGTCCCTGCCATAAAGAGGCTTTGAAACACTCTCAGGCTTTAGTGTATGCAACTCCATTTCTGGATAACTAAAGATATAGTAAGGCACTCCTGTTGCATTACAATAATTTACATCTGAAATGCTTGGATCACAGCTTGCATCTGGGTGACTATGAACCACTCCTACAATATCACACTTTCTTGAGATTTTTAAGTATTGCTGAGAGTCTATTATAAAGTCTTCCTCACCTTCTGCAATATTGTCACAAGGGAACCACTGTAGATCCCCTTTAACTGCTCCCAGTACTCCGCAACCTTCTTTTGGGTACCATTCCTCAAAATGCTTTTGTATCTGCTCTAAAAATTGAATCATATTAAAACTTCTGGGTTCCTGGAAACCCTCCAAAAGGTAATACACCAGTAGTATTTTTTCTACCGTCTGGAGGTAGGTGGTCTTCTGGAGTTACGCCAGAAAAGTCTCTTGGAACGTACTGAAAGCGAGATTTACAAGATTGTAATGTTTTACCACAGTTATCGTCTCTCACCCAATATTTAGAAGTATCGCTAGGCAGAATCGTACCTACAGAGGAAGTAGACGAATTATGTCCTACTATACATCTCCATATGTGATCATTAAGGAAGACTCGATCTCCTACTGCATAGGTCTCATTAGTAGCATCATGCGTTACATACGTAAATATCGGAGCCCATACAACACTTGGAGGTTTATTTCCAGTTGCTGAAGTATGCTCAGCTGTACACCTCCAATACTTGCCTCCATCCTCTACATATGAGGTGGCTTTATAAAGTTGGCCTGAGGCCCAATCTGGTGCATTTGAGTTGGTAAACCAATCTGCGCGAAATAAGAGAGTATCATCTATATCAAAAAAGGCTCTATGTGGGCGGGTAGAGTCGTCATTTAAGTTACTTTTAATAAATAAAATACTATCTGCAGGAAAACTACAACCTCCTTTATTTGCCGCAGCGCCTTGATACTGCCAAGAGCAGTACTTACCTACTACTACACGTCTCGGTAGTTTTATACCTTCTAAATCATAAGGAACGGCTACCTCAAATACAACCATAGTATTACTTTCTGAAGCAATTCTATCTATAATGTACTTAATAATAGGAAATTCTGTAGGAGCGGTACCAGCAGACCCCGCTGCGGATTCTCCATGTAGATGCTTTTTAAGAGTTCTTCGTCTTACCAAAGCAGAGCCTATTAAATCATCATTTGTAAAATCTCCAGATAAACCACTAAACATACTTAAAATATTAGCGACAGTAAAAGAAGGTCTAGCAGGTGCTCCATCGGAGGCCATCTCTAACCCTTCCATAAGTACTGGCATGGCTGTGTACGTTCGTAAAGCATAAGGCGAAGCATTGTCTCTAAATTGAACTGTACTAAGATCTGCTTCTAGCCCGTCATGGAAATAAAGCACTTGACCGTCTTCAAGCGCTAGCTCGAATAAATCTATGAACGCACTCGAAGGCTCTAGTTGTTGTAAGTCTGTTGCAATTATATCACTCATGGTTCGTAAACTCTCCTAAGAGTTGCTGTTAAATTATAAAAATCATCGTATGCGTATGCAGTATTGTACGAATCACATACGACTTTTATGTCTTTCTCTCCAGTTCTGGTAGTGTTATTTGTATCTGGTAGTGTAAAAGTAAAGTTAGCAGCTCCGTTCTGGGCATCTAAAAAACTTACAACATCATCAATAAATGCTTTTGTTCTATTATTGAACGAAATATTATAACTTTCTTGTAAGCTGTTTATACCGTCAGCTACTCTTTGCTCGTACCCGTCACCAAAGCGAGCAACTAAAACGGAAGGGTTGCTACCTCTTGATAGACCTTTATCGGGAGTAGCGTATGCTGCTGCTCCGTCGTATATAAATCCTGTTGCCATTATGCTGCTCCGTACGGGTTAAGTATACCGCCCGATCTCTTTTGGTTTTGTAATTCTTTCTGGACTGCTGCTGCTACTGCTGCTCCCATCTTATCCATATCCATACCTTTTCCGCCCTGGGTAGTTGTTTGTCCGTCGGAAGCTACGTTTACTGTAATATTATTGTTTGTAGTACCGCTTCCCGCACCTTTCATTTCGACAGGAATTGAGTTGCCGTTCGGCAGGGGTACTACTGCTTCTGTTCCATGCAACACTGCAGGGTATCCAGAAGTTGAACCACTTGCTACACCGCCGGCTGAGTAACCTTGTACCTTTGCACCTTCTGAGAAAACACCACCATTTCTTGCATACGCACTTGTTGAGCCCATCATGGTAGGCTGAGAGTAATTGCCCGTAACACCTTGCATGTCTCCAGCACTACCCCCGAAACTAAACGCGCCTATCGCCATTTTGAGGAGTTTAACGGTTATCAGCTCCGCAATTACTTGAGCCAACGCTTTCAAAATTCCTTGAGCCATGCTCGCAAAAGCCTCTTTTACCGTCATAGTACCGTCTATCAAACCAGCAAACGCAGTTGTCATATTAGACTCAATAGCACCGGCCATAGTCTTTGTAATCTTGTGGCCATCTGTTAGCGCAAGGTTGGCTCTTCTAACAAGGTCTTCTTGCAAAAGTACTTGAGCGTTTATCTTTTCCATATCTGCCAGCTGTGCTACTGTAGGGTTTACTACTGTTTGTAGCATATCCCTTTTTAACTGGGCCTGGTCACGCATCTGATTAAGTTTTAACTCAGCATTCGCTACTTTATTTAGCTCCTCTCTACGCTTTTTAAGCCCAGGAAACTCTATATCAGGGGCGCTTTTCTTTTGTACCACATCTAATAGCCGACTTTCCTGTTCGTGACGCAGTTTTTGGTCTCTCAACTCTTTAACAAGTGCAATCTCTGCTCCAATTGATGCTATCTTTGCGTCAATTGATGCTTTTTCTTCGAGGTTGTTAGCTTTAACCAGCTTGCTCAACCGAAGTTGCTCTTCGAGAGTAGTTAAGTAATTCGCATACTCACTCTTAGGGAATAATTTTGTACGTAACGCATCATATCCTTCAGCTGCTAACTTATTTACCTGGGTCAAAGTGCCTACTTCTGTAGCAAGATTTTTAAATGCCTCTCTAGAGATTACCAACTCCTTACTATTCTCGGCTGTGCCAGCTTTGATCGCATCAATAGCGGCAACATATCTAAGAGCTACTGCACTGCCTGCGATCTTTGCATCTGCATTTTTTACTATATTCTCCCGCTCTCGCTCTAATGTATCAAGAATCTCCGGAGTAAGTGCTCTCATGAAATCCGCAGGTGTTTGTTGTATGATAGCTTGAAGTCCTGCCGCCGCATTTTTTAGCTTATTCATTCTATCTCTATCTTCGGCCATCGCAGCCCGGCGGTCATCCGGCCTCATCCCAGCATAGCGCTTAGGAGCTATTCCGGTCTTAGCATAGTTTTGTGCCTCTACCTGCAATCTGTTGAGTTCGCCGAGTCGTTCGCCTGCTATAGTTAGCGCGCCCACTCTATCTTTGAGTACACGGTCTATCACGTCAGCAGAAGTTTGAAAGAGGTTTGTAGATATATTACCTAAAGCTTTTCCTATGGCGTCCAGGCTAGTAATCGT